GCGGTCAGGTCAGTCCATTCTGATGTACCTGCTCCACCTTGTATTTGTGCTCCATCCCTGAAGAAACGCATGTAGACATCACCCATCTCGATAATGTAAGTCTGGATTGTGGAGTATTCAAAGGGTATGAGGCGGGTAGCTTTTGCACTTGTATCTACTTCTGCAATGTACTCAGTGCCAGGACGTTTCATCACACCGCCCTGAGACATTACAATCATGTTTTCAAGAGTGCGACAGCCGGTGTAGTATTTCTTCACGTCGGTCCGACCTTCAAGAAGAGGTGAGATTTCCCCACTGCTGAAGGAGTTGACGAGAACGGAAGCGGAGAAAACATATGTGGTGATAAAAAAGAGAATAAGTAATAGCTTTTTCACTTTATTTAGTCTCCTCTGTCTACAACGTAGTTCTTATCCGCTATTCCATGAGTTGCCGCGTTTAGTACGTCGGAGTTTCCTTTGTCGGTATTTACATTACGCGTGTCTGTGTTGGAGTCTTCGAGACCGTTTGACATGACCGCGATTTTCATGGCCTCTTCAAACATCAGGAGTAACTGGTTCTGCTTTGTAGACTTCTGTTTAAGCGGCTCACATAGGAGGATAGCCAGATTTAAGTAGACCAGTTTGACAAACCATGACGGCCATGTAGACACATCAGTTCTGATTCTGAGATACTTGATGTAGACAGACGCCTCATCCGTTAGAAAGACATCTATCTCATTTGCCGCGTCATCTATCAGAAGTTCACGACGGTATTTGTATTCTGTATCATCACCATCATCATCTACTTGAGCTACAACACGACGGAAATTAGTAGGTAACTTATACTGATGGTCATAACCGAAAGGTGGAGCTTCTTCAGCGGTCACAGGGTAGCCAGTTGCACAATCTCTCGTACCTGTACCGTTAGACAAGACCTCTCCATCTGTGAAGTCACCTGACGGCTCGGTCACTATGAATATCTTTGTCGAGACAACGCTGACTATTACACATGTCTCGGCTGATGTCGCACCCGTTATTGTGTCAGCCACTGCCCAGGCTGCTGTTGGTGCATCATCAAGGGTCAGGAGGTAGAGTTGGCTTAGTTCCGCACGGGTCGTAGCGAATTTCCAATCGTGAGGCAGGTCGAACATTTCGTTACGGCCCTGCTCATATAAGAGGTTGTACACTCGCGTGCCTTTGCGGTCCTCTGCCGTGTCAGCAGCCTTTTTAAGTCCTACAAGAGCAAAAGCAGCATTTATGATTGTTGTTTCCGAGATAGCCATTGTGTCACTCCTAAAGAAGTTTTAGAAATATCGAACCACTATCTTAGAAACGTCTGCCATATACTCTTATATCACCAGACTGTTCACCTGTTGCTGCATCAGCACCGTAAATGATAAACTGGATATATTCCAATCCTGTCAAATCGAGTACAAGAAACGCCACTTCATTATTTGTGGAATTATAGACCTGTGGATTAGCTCCGTCACCGCCTACGTCTAAGGGCCATCTGGTAAGGTCAGTAACGACTACTGTGTCAGCCCAGAAAGCAGGGTTTATCTGAACGGTCGAATCCGTGCCGTTAGTAGATGAAGAAGATACGTTTACAACTATGTTATTTGAGTCTGTAACAGTTGTTATGTCAATTATCTCATTGGTATAGCCTGTTCCGGTTATACGGGCTAACATACCTGCTACAACACCGTCGAAACCCTCATTAGTCACTGTAAATTTCGTTGACGCATGTGTATAAGCTACTGACGTTTCCGAAACCAGTTCACCAAGAGCGTCAGTACCGTCAGGATATGTCACGACCGCTTGAGTACCTAAAGCCCCTGTACCGGAGCATATCTCCTGAAGCATACCGTTAGTCTTTGCCCAACCAACTACTGTATAGGAAAAAGTGTCATCCTTAGCATTGTAGTTTTTTCCACAAATAGAGAACATCCATTTAGAACCATGTGAATAGCCTTCACCAAATTCTGAGTTCATAGTGGCTATATGAAATGGTCCACCTGAAACTACTGAACCGCTATCCATACTGGCAAAGTCACCATTGGTTGTACCTACACCGGTCAGGTCGTAGACAGCAGCAAAAGACGCACCATCTTCATCACCCATAGCTCGGACTAAGTGCCAGCTTGAGTGATATGTGTCAAGCGGTTCTGCACGAGTAGTGGGCAAGAGTAAGAGCAGGGCCACGACAACGGTAATAGCCATGACGAGGACAAGGGTTTTTCCATATCGTATTAACTTTTTCATTTGTGTCACTCCTAACTGTACGAGTTAAAGTAAAGAGTAGAAAAAGGGCGAGCGAACCCGCCCTGGTTAAACAAGATAGACATTACGGAGTACCTACTACTGGACGAACATAAGCACTTTCATCAACATCATCAATACCATAACACTCGAATGAGAAACATGCACCCGTATCTACAGGAGCATTATGGTCACAATGATAGTAGTTCTCTACCAACATTCCCGTACAAGCAGAAATTAACTCGATTGATGTTTGACCAGTAGTGTCATTCTTCAAGTAACACTTTTCTATCAAAAGATTAGTTAAGACTTTTCCAGTGATATTGTGTATAGCAGCGATACTAAATTCACCGTATATGTAACAACCTGAAATAACAACACCTTCTGCAACTTCTTCAAGGTCAATACCTGCAGTAGCACCTACATTTGGTGCAATGAGTCTACAATCAACTATTTTCATATAGGCTGCAGCACCTGAAGCACCACTGGTTGTAATGCCGAGATCTGCCTGACCTGTACCATCAGCCATTAACATTACAATGTTAGCTAATGTGCAATATGTAGCACCTACATCTATTGGTGTATTTACACCATCTGCACCGGTAGCGTCTATGTAGATATTTTTAATAGTTACATTAGCAGCATCCACATTAAATGCAATCGCTTCGTCATCTGATAACGTGATAGATGGGCTAAGTGAACCAGAACCTATTCCAACTATGGTTACACCTGCTATGTCACAAGTTACCAAGTTTCCAGCAGCAACAAGAGTTTCAGCATGACCCTGAGCTACCATGATGACGTCGCCTCGATTGGCGGTACAAAGATTAACTGCCTCATCTATTGTAGCTACAGCAGTTTCCCAAGATGTACCAGCACCGGCTGTGGTCAGGCCACTATCCACGTAGTAAATACTACCTGTTCCGAGACTGACACCTGCAGACATAAGGTCTTCCATGTCCATCATCCAATGCCATGCAGGGTCGGTGTATGAACCGCTGAGCCAGTTAGCAGTAGGACGAGAGCGAATATTCCAGTGACTCGGACCAGCAATAGCAAAGAACGTGACTGAGAAAATCAGTAGGGTAAAAATTAACTTTTTCATAACTTAGTCTCCTATAAAAAGAAGTTTTTAAGATAGAGAGGCCGAAACAACCGACCTCTCCAGTAACATTTTCAATACTTTCTGTTTACTCCGCTTACGTACCAGCTTCAACAGTCTGTTCAGGTGCTGAGATTGCCGGTTCAGGACTGTTAGAAAGATAAGCCACAATAGAACCAGCAGATGCTTCGGTGTATGGTTCATACTCTAACGCAAGATACTGCAAATAGCTAAAATGCGGCAAGGGCTGATTTATAAGCAGCGTGTTTGCTGTTAATTCAGCCAAAGCAAAACGATAGATTACAATATCCAAACCAGTTGCAGCATCAAGAGAAGGAACAGCCGAGTCAGTAATTAGCTTTATACCTAAACTGACTATTGTTGCAAAAACATCTATTGTACGAACAATAAGCCAGAGAGGCTTAGAGCCTCCTGATGGTACAATTCCAGCTGCGTCGAGGTCAAGAACATTTGCTGAAATAGCTGCTGCAGTGACATCTTCAGAGTAATCAGCAAAAGTACCCGCACTGTAAGTATAGGTGAAACAGTTATTAACATCTAACATATCTTTACTCCTTAAAAGTAAAGTTAACAAAACTTATCAAACTAAACGATTAAATCAACCAGACTTATTAAGTCAGGTCAGCCTGTGTGTTGGTTATCTGGTCAACACGTTTCATCTCGATACCCATGAACCGGGTCACAGGGCGTGCAAACGGGCCTTCACCTTCTGACTGTGTGGTAAAGAAAGCATTGCCTTTCTCGTTTGAACGTTTTTGTGCCTGAGCAAGAACGGTCCGGTTACAGTATATGACTGTTCCTTCACCGTTGTACTCAAGCTGATTGTATGCGTCAATCATCGCATTTTCGTGGAAGCTGAAGTAGTTAACTCCGTCGATTCCGGTGGTAGCAATGTTGGCAACTCGCTTGATACAACGAGGGTCATGGACGAACAAGCCGAAGTCACAACTGAACCACGTTTGCCACGCAGGGTATTTCTTTGTCGGTGCTTCCGTTCCGCCGATTACCTGGCTGATGACTGACTTTCCAAAGTCTTCCATCTTGATAGGTAATGTTCCACCGCCATTGGGGTCGTTACGCGGATAGATGCAGTTTACTTTCTTGAAGCCCCACTGAACGAAATACATCGAGGTAAATGTCGATGCGTCAGCACAGTCTCCACCTGCGTTGTCAAAGACGCGGGTTTCTGAACCGGCGGTCTGTAGAGAGCTGTAATCAGAGCGAACATTTATGCCGTTGATTCGGCGTACATCAGCACCTCTGTCTCCATCAAAGAGACGAGAGACGAGTGTTTTACTCATGCCGCGTAGGAAAAATCCGTCTTCCTGAAGTCGTGCCGCACCAGGGCTGGGCGAGTGCTGGAACTTAGCACAGTCAACTTCTGATATGCCGTTAAGCATACAAGTTGGCTCGATAACCTTTTCGGTCACACCAGCTTCACCGGCAACACCTTCGTCGTATGAGCGTTCCGAACCGGACGGTTCAGTCACTGTTCTGGTGTCCTCATGATAAGTGCCATTGTTACACTCTATCCAGGTGATATCATCCAAGATGCGATTTTCCTCGCTGATGACATCAATGACCTGGGCGAGCTTGCCATCAGGGTCTTCTCTACGGACCAGCTCGGCGATTGTTAAATCAGTACCTAAAGCTAAAGTAGCCATAATAGTACCTCCAAAAAATAGTCAATATTCAATTTTTGAACAAAACAATTAACTTTTCTCGGAGATAATCTACTTGCGGTAGGTCTCCTGCTGCTTTACGCCCGCTAAGGCGACAGTCGCTTTGACTGTTAAGCATCAGGCTCTGGTACTTCCAGAGTAGTCTGAACTCAAGACTAAGCACTAATCAACTTCAACAGTTGGATGCTATTGTCTACTATACTATTAACTTTTAGCTTTGTCAAGTAAAGTTTTACTCGTCGGATGGTCGTATATCTTGCCCATCGCTGTAGCCGGTTCATTCGATGTCGCTGGCAAGCCTTCATCGTTTATGGCGAGGTCCGATTTCATAGCTGCTCCGATGTTAGACCAGATACGACGTTGTGACGGCGAGATGTTCAACTTGTTCCAAGCGTCGTGATTCGTTGGGTTGGTGCTGATATTGGCCTCTTTTAACAAGGTCTTTAGTTCTTCAGTACCAAACTGCATGATAGCTTTGAAAGCATGGCGGTTGTTCAGGGTTGACTTTTCGCCGGGCCAATCCTTGTCAAGCTGTGTTGCCTCTTCAGTAAGTTTTTGTTTCGCCTGTTCAACAGCGGCTACATGACGAGCTACTTGCACTTCGTTGAATTTGTCAGCAAGAGACTTTGCCATATCCGCAGGCATACCTACCTCGTGAAATAACTGACGAAACGCACCTTCAAACTCTTCATCGTAGGTCATGCCGTCAGGGAGACTTTCTGGACGGTTAAAGTTGTAATCGTCGGGACTTTCAGGAGTGCCCAACTCTGCTAACATTGTCTTGCGGTATGACGCTTTTTCCTCGTCAGTCGCATTTTCTCCGGGCTTGGCAATTACACCTTCGAGCTTTTTGCCATAGGCCGTTTTCGTATCGGCATACGCTTTGATAAGACCAGCAGGGTTGGTTATGCCTTCGAGGACTTTACTGTCCTGATAGCCTTCGCCAAGTGACGCTGTAGCTGCCGGTGCAAATCCTTCGGTGAAGTTTCCGTCTTCGCCGATGTGCTCTGTTAGGTTGAAATCCATTGTCTTTTCCTTTCTAAAGTTTTTACTCACTAATTATGGTATATCCATTTTCAAACGGTCCAGCAGGAGACCATGACTCGTAGCCATCTTCGTAAACTACGTAGTAACCGCCTACTTTTGGATTATGCTTAGTTATGTATTTAGCATCTACTACTATATTACAAAAGCTACTGTCCTCTGGCACTATTGTAGTTTTTGCTTCAGACGTACCTACTTTTTCATCTGTAATGATGTCTTTAATCTTTAACGCCCAAACCTCTTTGTGACACCCGTATCTCGGCATCTCTTTATATGATAAATCCATTTCTGTAGACATAAAACACTTTTCCTTTCTGTTTTGTTACTTGCTAATTATGGTAGACGCTTCGGCATCGGTAATAGCTTTAGCGTCTACCAAGCCACAGTTTGTACGAATATGTTCCAAGAACTCAATTAACGCGATTACAGCTACCGGCTCAAGACCGCCTGAAGAGTAGATACGACGGCGTAGGTCTGCCATGACAAGGCGGCCTTCGTCTGTCGCGTAGAAAGTATTGCAGTACGCGAGCTGTTTCTGCTGCTGAGCCTCTTCAGACTCATGCAGTTCTTTCTCGGTCATGTCAAACCAGTTGGCCACGGTATCTTATCCTTACTCTATTAAACTCATGTCTATTGTCAAGTCCCACTTGGCCTCTGTTCTGCCGAGGCGTTTCATCAGTTGGTCAGCACGATGCTTGTCCAGTTTACCGATGCCCATGCGAAGACCACCACTACGTCTTACGTAGCGACGGAGTTCCCTTTCGGCAGCGGCAATGTTTTTCTTTTCTGTCAGAACGACTTCCTTTGCCTTTTTTGTTTCGGCCTCTTTTACAAGCAGGTCTTCTGACTCGGCAAGCTCTACTTTCTCTCCGTTGGTCAGCCCTTCAGGAATTGGGTCAACAGGAACGGCTGGAGGTAAAATAGGCGGAGCTACAACTTTACCGATTTCTTCCTCTACACTGTTCTTCATATTGTCTTTGTTCTTTTCCACGTGGTTTTCCTTTCGCACTTGTTTATTTTTATTTTTACTTTTACTCATTATAACACCTTTCTAAAAGTTACCGTTTTCTGCCTCGTCCCGTACTTCTTGTTGTTTTACAGCCACCACGACCTTGATTAGCTCTACGACCTCGGCCACTTCCGTCACGCTTTGGTATTCCTGCCTTTGCCATAATCATACCTTTCTAAAAGTTATTGTCTTTACTCCGCTACCATATTGCTTATCTTTTCCATCGGTGAGCCGGACTCAGGACGTTTACCAAGTGGTCCTGCCGCTTTAGAAGCATTGCCAAGCATTTCAGCTTGCTGTGCGGCCTGTTGTTGTTGTTGCTGCTGCTGTACTATCGCTGCTACTTCCTCATCTGACTTGATATGCTTCTGAGGCATACCCTGATTTACTGCAACTTCTTCAGCTATTTCAAGCCAGTTGAATTTCCAGGCAACTGTTTCGTCTAATGCAGCTATTTGAGAGATTATTGCCATAGCGTCGACTGTGCCTTTGGCCTTTAGGAGAGTTCGTTGAAGTTGGGCAAGAGGACCAAGATAGCGAATGTCTACAGTAGAACCGGATTCGACGAGTTCTCCAGGCGGCTCAGGCATACGACCAGCCTCTGTCTCATGGAGGATTATAGCTTCAAGAGACGGTTCTAACGTGTCCTGTTCAAATGTGTCAACGATGGAGGTCATTAGAGCAGCCTTCTCCGCCATCATCTGTGAGACTTCGTAAGCGGTACGGGCTTTTATGTCACCGGATGACAACATCTCAAAGAACTTGATAAAGAACTTGTCGTCAATCTGGCTATGAAGACGTTCTATTTGTGCATCCGAGACAGGCCAGTTGAGCCGGTCCAGGATGGGCTTAAAACCGTCACGTGTTATGTCATCGGCAAATATTCGAGCACCGGGGTTAGTTCCGGTCTTCATTAGAGAGCCCCGGAGGGATTTTGACCAGATACCAGCTGGTTCGACAGCTTGATGTGCTGCGGCAACTGATTTCTCCGTCAGCTTGTTGCAAACCAGTGCCGAAGTCAGACAGTCCGCTGCGAGAGATGTACCGTAGTCAGAACCACTTTCACGAAGTTGTCTCCAACATACGGGAAAGACTTCTCTGCCTGAACGCATGACGAGACTACTTTTGTCAGGTCCGGCAGAACCGAGCATCACGGCAAAGACAGCAAACTCTCTATCTACCGGTAAGAGACTTGACGTATCTCGGTCAGCATTGGGATAAGTAGCCCAAACGAATTTCTGCTCAGTCATCTGGTCCTTTAGCTCACTGTTTCCATTTGCATCCTTTTTGAACCACGTGGTCGGAAGTTTGTCTTCAGTGAAGTATTCCAAAGCGGTCAGACGAGTTAGTTTCAGTTCTCTGAAGTATATGATTGGGTCGCCAAAGCGATTACAAATGATGTAACTATCACGCGGGTGGACTACATCAAAAACTACCCGGTCTTTTACTTCATCTGAATTAGGTATCATAACTGATGTACCAACAGAGTAGGCATCAAGACCGTGAGGGATTAGTGAGGCATAGATGTTGGAACGATTAGCTCCGTAGAGGACTTGCTCTGTCGCTTCCTGACAGTACCTCTTTATGTGGTCTAATTGCATTAGTCTGACATCGGGAGCTATGAACTGAAGCCAGGGCGAAGAGCGAGAGACCATGTAGCCGATAAGACCGGAGAGAGATTTGTTCAGAGCGTTAGCAGGATGCTGGTCGTAGAGAGTAGAACCGTACTGCTGACCTTTCTGACTGTTGCCTAAGATGTCGTAACGACGAGGTCGGAATATCTTTACAATCAGACTGTGTAAGTCATCGTAGACTCCACGACGTTCTTTAGCCCGACCAAGCTGGTCTACACACAGTTTGGCAATGCTTTCGTCAGACTTGTTTTTCCATTCGTACATTGTTACTTCCTTATAGCAGTATAAAAAATACTGATTAAGAGTAATGGTAAACAAAGTATTACTCCAAGAGGCCATAATACTATGGACCACTTTGGTGGCATATAACAGTTAAGCTCTGCTTGCTTTTTCATCATAGTTATTTTCTTTCTTAATTAAGCGGTTGCCCCGGTTGTATAATCAGACTGGATGGTCTTCGGCTCGCGGTCATTTTCTTCATAATAACTGCGAACTCATGACAGTCTCTTTTAACAGTGTCCTCATCGGAGTCAACTTGCTCTTTGTTCATACCTCTCTGCTCAAGGTAGACTCTACGGCCTCTAAATCTGAGGCCGAGTATTTCTTCTGCCTGCTGCATATTCATAGTGACATCTCCTCGTATTTCCCACAAGCGCTACTATTTTCCTTTACCGAAGGCCAACTTGATACTGTTCGTATTTCAAGAGCTGGTCCTGAGCCAGCCTGTATACCGTTACGAGGCAGAACTACAGTATTATTCTGCGGTGGTGACTCTTTACAATATAGTATATTGTTTTCTTTAATACAGTAAATACACTTTCCACATCTCTTTTCCATTCGGTTACACTCCTAAAACATTTGAAAGTTCATTTTTTGCCATTGCTGGCTGTGAATCGAGAAAGCCTATATCAGAGACCTGGCTAAGTGCTCTGCTCCGAGAGCGTCTTAGGCGTTCTTTCAAGTCGCCCTTTGTCTTCTCCATTGTCGGTTCGATAGTTATTGGAGCTGGTGGAGTCGGTGCTAATGGACTTGGACTGCCATGTGACATAGGTTATTCCTTAATGTTTATTTCGCTCACTCTACAGAAAGTAAGTCACGCTTGGTTTCGGTTATGTTTGTCTTGTGATACTGAAACGCTCCTTTTGCCGCGTTGATTGTTCTATTACACAAGACACATGATACTCTTGGCTCGTAACCTATTGCTCTTGGTGCGACAGCTCCCGTTGCTGCTTTTCCACAGTGAGGACAGTATACAAGCCACATACGTTTGATGTCAAGCTCCTTTACTTTTTAAGTTATCCTACACCTAAGAGATTTGTTACACCTTGTTCGCTTTCACTTTCGTCAGTCCAGTCGGTGTCATCTGAGAACATGTTGTATGCGTCGTCATTTTTAGGCGGGGCATATCTGAATACTACCGCCATGTAACCGAAGGAATCTGCACCGTTGGTCCATTCATCATCAGCCGGTTTGGACATGAACACAGGTGTGTCTTCCGATGCGGTGTCATATCTCTTTTTACGATAGTTGTTCAAGCAGTCCACGCCGCGTTCACACTTGGCATTGAACTTACATCTGTTTAGCACACTTCTAACACAGGCTATACGCTCTTCTACACGGTGACGTTCTACTAATCTGATAGGCTCACGACGAAGTCTCCGCATGATGTCAAGACGCGTTGTTATCTCTCTGCCCTGTAAACGCTGTACCGCATCGGGCGGTAGATAATGAGCTACATACTCGTATGGCTTTTTACTCAACTCTTTTGAATAGTATTCCATACCTTTGCCATACTCTTCTAAGTAGTCTATCAGCCATATCTCATCGCCTATAAACTGGACAAACCAGATGGCCGTTGTATCCGACGCTCTTATACCCAAGTCCCAAAAGGTGTAGACCGGAACACTTTTGTCATATAGGGTGTCCAGCTCACAGCGTTTCTGTTTTAGCGAATTACTCATCAGCTCGGCGTAGAAAGAGCCTTCGATTTCATAGTCTTCCCACGAGTTCATCACCATCCGAGCATGACGCTTCGGTGCGGTTATTTTCATGTTGTCCCAACTTTTTAGGGTACTTCGGGGAATGTTTGCTTTGTTCTCACTGGAAATCGCTTCAAATAACTGGTAGCCCTCTGTCGGTGCTTTCTTCCATCTACGCCAAACCCAATTGTGGCCATTTGCATTACCCGTGACCATGAGCTGACGGACAGGGAGATTCATCTTGTGCATCAGGTAGTCTTCTATGTTATCGCGGGTCTTTTGGTCAAGTTTTGAAAAGCTGGAGACTTGATGGTCGAGCATACCGGCTTTGATGAGAGACTTTTGAATGTCTTCGTTCGGTGTTAAGATACGTCTGATACGTCCGTCGAGTTCGTTGAAAACTTCGGAGTTCTCTAACTCGTCAGATTGTTCTATTTCTGCCCAACCAAGATTCATACCCTGGACAGTGAAACGAAAGTCCTGAAGATTATCCGCATGGGCAAAGGCTATTACTGAACCGCCAGTTCCGGGGATTAGAATTTCCTGACGCTGCTCTGAGACTTTGAAACCGGTCCACGAACAGAAGTCACGGATGGTGGAGCGACTGAGGGCACGATATGTCTTTCTTATGATTATGCCAGAGTTACCCGGGTACATCAGGGAGAGCATTATGCCCTTCATAAATCCGCAGAGAGTCTTACCCGTTCCCCATGCACCAATAAATGCTGGATAACGGCAGACCGACTTCATAAACGGACGCTGGAATATCTCAGGCGTAAACTCCATAGCCTTGCTTGCACCTGTGTTAAACAGCTCTGTAGCTATTTTTGATTTTAGACTTGTGTTAGCCATCTGTTAAGTCTCGGAATCGTCAGTTTCGGTTTCATCTACATCATCTTCATCGTTTACATCATCATCTTCTGACATGTTCAATATCAGCTTTAGTGGACTTGCCTGGTCTATTTTAGCATCTATCGACTTCAACTCTGGTAAGATATGTTTGAGTATCTTTATAGCTTCTTTATCATTATTGTAGAACAGCTTGGCGACTCTTGCCATTGGAGACATGCCGCCAAAACGTATGGCCTCACGGTTTAATGCGGCAATGAGCTGACCACGACACTTCTTTGTGTTGAGCACTATTTGGTCATTTCTGTCCTGCGGTATGTATGGTGTGCGGTAACTGTTAATCGTCTTGGTGTCCAGAGACTGGTCACGCCTGGTTGTCAGCGTTTCAGCCTTAAATTTTTTCTTTCGTTTAGCCATGTTGTTTCCTATATAACATACTTATCTATATATTGCAAGTGTTTATTACTATGTTGTGTCCTCTAAGGCAGTTATACGCGATTTCAGCTTCAATATTTCATTTGTGAAGTAGTTTACTTCAGCCGGGGCTATACCCGCTGGGCCAGTGTCACCACGAGGACCTTGCGGACCTTGTTCACCGGGCCGACCATTACGTCCGTCTTTACCATCCATACCGTTGAAGCCAGGCGAACCAGTCAACTCAAGCCACGAACTCCACGTGCCATCTGGATTTTCAAAGCGGATATGTGTGCCTTCACGTTGGAAAGCAGGTTTGTCACCTTTCGGACCGGAGAGACCAGCCTGACCGACAGGACCGATGAGTCCTCTGTCACCTGTGTCACCCTTTTCGCCAACAGGACCAGAAATTCCTTCCTGGCCGCGTACGCCTTGTTCACCTTGTTCACCCTGCTGTCCTTTATCACCTTCCGCACCTTGAAAACCGGTATCACCCTGCTGACCTTGTAGACCGGTCTGACCTGTAGGACCGGCCACACCTCTGTCACCTTTGACACCTTTTACACCTTGTACGCCTTTTTCACCACGCGGACCTCTGTCACCCTGTGCGGCCACTTCTATAGGACCGCCGTTGTCACCGGAGAGGAACAGACCGCCCTGCTTCACAACGATACGGCGAGCTAATTGTTCAGTTAGAACATCTGACACTGTTGGTGTTTTCTTTCCAAAGTTAGTCATTATACATCCCTTATAAAGCGTTCTTTGTTGAATCTATTCTGGATGCTGAATGATGCGATTACATAGCTTAGTGTTTGACCGTCTATCACGATACCTGACACCACAACTGAATAGTCACGCTCTCTGGCGTAGAAAGAGCTTGCAGAGAGGTCTATTCTACAGAGGTGCACACCGGTTTTACCATCAAAGTCACGTGCCTCGGTAATTCCAGTCGGTGTGGTCACTTCACCAGTGCCATCATTCTTATATACAAGAGCTGTTCCGTCTGTTGACGAGGCTACAGAAGTACTCCAAAGGATATAGACTATGTCGTCTTCATAGTAATCACCTACATAACCGGCTGGAACTATCTTCGCCGCACCACTTTGTATGGACTCGGCCCTATACTCAACCGTACCGATTAGCTGTGTACCGTCTTTGATAATTATTATGTCACCCGCTACGATTGTCGTGTGAGAGCCTTTGTAAAGACCGCTTGAGGCTGGTTGTTCAAACATCTCAACTTGTGCACCGCGAGCCTTCATCTCTCCGGCATCATCATAATAGACATCCGCCGTCAGAGTTCTGTCTGTTGACCATACTGTTTTTATTTCATTTGCCAAGGTACATTCCTATTATTACATTGCTCCGCCGGTCTTATATCTTACGCCTCGAACTCTTATGCCGTGTAGATATGCAGAATCGCCAAGTGTATCATCACCATTACCACTATCTGCATCTCTCCAAAGCTCGAACCTTAACTTTTTATCACCAGCATCAAAAGCAGCAGTTGGTATTACAATGGTGCTATGTACCAATCCATTAGCCGTAGCTGAACTTGTGCAATAACCCGCTGCACAAGCAACGGTGGCTGTGGTTGTAGATGTCATATCTTCATTTTCTGCCAAAAGCTGATACTTAATATACCAATCACATTTCTCTGATGTTGTAGGACTTTCCCAATGTATAATTACTTCCAAATTTTCTGTCGCATCCCAAAAGCCGGGAATACTTACCACAACGTGTAAATGTTCTTTATCTGTATTGTCTGAGAAATCACGAGCCGTCCCAAGTCCTCTATTAACTTCTGATGGTATTCCCGATGTGGGCTCTTTGAACCTTGATGGAGAAACGAATACACCCTGCCAGAATCGAGCATCTTCGTGAAAAGTCATAACGCCGGTCGAGCTTATCTGTACCTCGTTTGTGTCGTCGCCGAACTGCGATGAGCCTAATACTTCAAATGTCTCTGTAGGGGCTGTAGCGTCGCCTATTCTAACATTACCAGCATTGTCTATTGTCATGTGAGTCGTGAGAGTCGCAGCGTTAATAGCACAGGTTTGAAATATAATTTTTGTACCTAACTCATCCGGTGTACCGTAATTAAAATTTTCCTCCGCGACAAACTCGATAGAAGCTCCAACGCCATATTGCCAGCCGCCTCCTGCACCGAGATAACCTGAACCCTGCAATGCACCTAACCCGTCACCAACACCCGGAGTATAAGGATCGCTTGTTAAGTTAAGTTTTCTAAAGATGAATTTCGGCGATAAAACATCAGCAGTAACCCGTTCATGGTAAAAAGTTGGGCGACTAAATACCACTGAATTTGAATACATTGCTAAAGCTGTTGAGCCTCCCGTACTAAATCCTAACGCATCTGTGGTAATTCTGTAAAAACCCGTATCGGGGTCACTGTTAAAAGAGAGAGAAGGAATGTTGTAAGCACCATTCGCTAAATATAGTGGGTTGTTAAGAACCAAATGACCATCGCCATTAACAATTAAATCAACATTATTTGAGCTATCTCTTAGAATAAGCTCGGCAGGCAATTTAGTTACTGTTGCCCCACCGGCGGTATCTGAAAACTTAACGTCTACTGTTAAACTTGTATTGCTGGCAATAGCAGTTATTGTTCTGCTTTCACTATTTACAGTTATTCTGTCGCCTGCGACCAATTCAGTAAGAAACAGAGTGTTCGTTCCTGGTAAAGTTTTACTTACCGCCGGGTCTGCTGTACCCGTAATAGAAGATGATGCTTCTGCTGTCATTCTTACCGAGCCTGCTACATCTAATTTACGAAGTGGCGAAGCCTCTCCTAACCCTGTATCTCCGGTAACCAATAAATCTCCGCTTGCCGTTATATCTGTAGCACCTAAAGCACCCGTAGATGAATTGAAAGTTAAATTACTCCCTGTCTTTGGGGCAATAGCTCCGGTAGCATCTGTCGCAAACAGCGGAAAACAAGTAGTATCAGCACTTTCATCAGCAACGTCAATAGAAGCAACACCTGTGATATTAGTGCCATCAAAAGTTGGAGACGAACCACTTACTACTGATTGGTCTATATAGGTGTGGCTTGCACCGCTTTCGCCTATATGAGTATAAGCCGCGTCCCAATTGGTGTTTGTTCCACTGATTGCAGCACCAGTTATGTCGCCGTCTGTTATGAGGTTGCCGTTCTTGTAGATTGTGAAGACGTTAGACCGGCTACCTATATTTGCCCCGTCGCCTATGATGAATATCGGGTCAGCGGCATACCATACAGTAGCACTATCCGCTTCCGTTGCTCCCAAAGCACTAAACCGACCAAGAGTCATTAAGCCGTAGCAGTCTGCAAGATTATAACGCCCAAAGTGCGTTGAATAAACACCGCTTGCAACTCCATAACCACCAAAATGAATTGAAGATGCTCCACTTGTTGTCCCTAAAAAACCAAAGTGTGTTGAGTGTAATCCACTTGCTGTTCCACCATTCCCAAAGTGTGTTGAATATATCCCACTTGCAACTCCATTAGAGCCAAAAGCTAAACTATTGTTCCCAACACGCACATCGTCCCATTGAGCAGCATCTACCGCACCAGCTCTAAACGCCCCCTTGCTTTTATCAAACCACATTCGAGAATCACCCGCTTCACCTGCGTCAGCTAACGCAGTAGATCCAAAGACGAAATCTGCATTAGTGCCTGTGCCGACAATGGACAAAACGCCAGTAGAATCCACCCTAAAATCATGATAGTCACCTGCGTTGTCTGATAGTCTTAGCTGCTTACCAGTTGTGCCTGTAGCGGTCAAGCAGTCATTAGGCTCATCCCAAAGTAAGCCGGTCGTGTGCTGCCACTGCAATGCTGTGTTGTTCCAAAAGGCCATCTGATTCGTTGCCGTACCGGACTCTACACGTGGGTCAACAAGCGGTACGACAAGGTCGGCACATGCTACACCCATGAGATATGCCAATATTATCATGGTCATCAAGGTCTTCTTCATTCTAAAGTCTCCTTACATCAACATACACCGTTTTTGTAGCGAGCGTTGACACTATGACAGCGAATCGGTCATATCCATGTGGATTGAATACGTAACGTGCTATGTGGTTATCCGCTGGCGAGGCTTGTACTACTCCTGCCTCGGTCAGCCAGTTTTCATTTGTAACGGCAATACCATCACAGAAGTAGATTGCACCGGTATATAACTGCGTCCCCTGGGTGATAACGTGCGTTGCCATTCTGGTATAATGGTCAGCTCCTGCTGCAGCGTATATATGGACCGTACTTGCATCGTCCTCACTTCCATCGGAGCGGTATCTCATTTCTACCGCTACGGTACCTCTCTTTGGATTGAATATAACTATCTTTTTGGCCGCTACGGCTGAGACGACAATATCAGACCGGCTCTCTCCGTCAAGAGCTTCACCTGCTCCGGCATATCGCTCGGTCACTGTACCGGCGACTGTCCACTTTCGTTGATTTACAAAGGCTTCACTTGGGCCTTCCATCGTGTCACCGTATGCCATTGGTTATGTCCTTATTCTGTATCTACAATATCATCTTACTACAATAAGTGAAAAAAAATAATTTTTAGTTTGTTTACTGTTTGGGTGGGGAATAAACGTATATAAGACCCCGTCCTTATGCAGCGGCATACCCGACCTTACCGATACACAAAGCATGCTTTTAATTGGACATACCATATACACGACATACTTAGCATACAACCGCAACAATCTACACAATGTCGTGTTTTCATATCCAGTCATACCGTCACCTGTTGGCGTTTACTTCTATATGCAATCTCTCTATCTCTATATGCTCTACATAGTGCCGGCATATTTACATCGACAATGTGGTCTACTAAGTCGATCACTTGGCTATTCCGGCACAGACCACAAACAAGACAAAGCTGCCTGTTAATGTCCTCTTCTATACTTTTGGTCGTGTCAATCATAAGTTAGCCGAATAGTGCTAAACATAAAACAGCAACATAGTGCTAAAATAAACAATAAACATAAGTCGAGGTGTATACACTATATGTAGTGTGTTGTCAAGCGGAAAATGACCTAATATACTACATATAGTATGGGTATAAAAGATAGAGTATGTCGTGAACTCATGTAAACAGTTTATAGGTAAACAGTTATGACGGCCGAGTACAATAATAACTAGTGTCAAAAATGAGAAAACGCTAGTGTTTGACTTATTACCTTGTTATATTATACCGATAAGGTAATAAGTGAATGAATTTTGAAAGGAATTGAAATGAAAGTATATCTATTATTTGAAAAAGTATGCCCTAAAGGAATGTGGTGTTTATGTGATTATTCTATAGCAGTTTGGAATGATCTAAATAAGCTTCATGCTGTTATCTCAGATAAACTTGACGTAGATAATTTAGATATTAGAAAAACGGCATCTAATAGCTGGGTTGTTAATAACAAATTTAAAATCATTGAAACAAAAATACACTAAAGAAACAGAAATGCGTTTTGTCGATAGAGTAGTAAGTTACTGAATGATAACCCCTAATAAGGACGCGAGACCATGGAAACAGAGACCAAAGTAAACATATTATCAACACATCAGGCCTATCTAAACTGTATTAAGTCTAATAATACAGACTGGCAAAGCAAAAATCTCGACAAAATAGAAGAAACACTACTTGACGCGTTACCACATGGCTGCGGTATAGATTATGACTGGGTATTTGAGATATTGCCAAATAAGATAATCTGTAGTAATAGTTATCATGTTATGAATGATGGCGGATATTATGACGGTTTTATTGACTTTGTTGTAGTTATCAAGACAGAACATCGGACAATTCACAAACAGCTTGACTATAAAATATCAGGACGTTTCGGTAGCAAGTATGCCGATATTAAAGACTATCTGTATCAGACGATTGACTATAGCTTGTGCGAATTGTAGTTGATAAGTAAACCGATACAACACCGAACTGAGACCATTATTAAGGACGTGAGACAATGGACAAACAAATCAAAGCAAACGGATACATTGGATTTTACAATGGCAAACAATTTGAGATAACAGCAGATAGTAGTTACAACGCACAACAAAAGCTACTACCAATAGTGCAGCAAACGACACGAAAAAAGGTTAAAGGCTATGATATAACAATAGTTTTAGCTGAAAAGGACGGCCTACAGGTAACGCATAGTACAGCAATACTATAGCCTATTACATAGCCCAGCGGATAACTGGGCCTTGTTATTGGTTATGTAATAAGAATAGTTTTATAGTTTAACGAAAGTGAGGTATTAAAATGGCAAATGTAAACACTAAAATCTGGAAAGTATTACAAGCGGCAAAATCAGCAAAAACAACAAGGTATGCGATTCAGGGTATCTATTCAGACGGAAAACACCTTGTTGCAACAAACGGGCGATGTATGGTCGTTGTCGCAGGATATGATCTCGAACCGGGTTATTATCTGGCAACAGGCAGTGGAAAGTATTTAGACTTAGTTCGTAATCCCGATGATAACGTGAGCAAGTTTCCGAAATGGCAAGAAGTTATACCCACCGAAACTTTTGCAGGTCGTAATATCGAACCGTGTAAGCTTTGTAAAGGTATAATGAGTAACTGTATCGACCAGAAAATAGGTATTGACTTTAATACCTATTGGAAGCTATTCGGTACAATTAAAAAGCTGGCAGTGATTACTATTAACTGCCTATTTTGTGAAAAAGATACACCTAACCGACCGATGATGTTAGAATGTGAGGTCGATAGGCATAACATAAAGATACTTCTAATGTCATATAATCTTGACTGAAAACCACTAACGTTTTACCCTCCGCTCAGTTTAATCACTGGCCGGGGCTGTAAACCGTTAGATTTTATTAACTTTATTGAAAGTGAGGTCCTAAAATGAGTATCCAAAGTTATGACGAAGCACGCAGGGTATTTGAAACGACCCGAAGACGTAAGCTGGCGAACAACACATGGTTGTTGAAAAATGAGCAGTTGGGTTACTATGCGATTCGGCTGCACGATACTGAAGTTGTGCAATACTACCCGGATAAGACCGTGTTAAACTCCGGCGGTTGGCGAACAGTAATGCGCAAAGAACGGCTGAATTGCTTTTCGCCGTTTGGTATCTGGCAAGACAAGGGCGTTTGGTATGTGCAAAAAGACCCGGGTGACTATGAAAACTATGTAGCGTTTGCCGATGGTATGTATTACCGGCAGAAAACAAAGAAGTGGTATAACACTGGCAAGGCATGATGGTTAAAAACCCTATAAACTACTTAATTAAAGGACCAAGACCATGAAGTTAGAATTTGATACAAACTGTTTGCGGGTTATCCGAGAACCAGGCGACCCAAAGTATTATGGCATACTTGCTGGTAAAGGCGAAAGCCATCTATTGTATGCGATTAAAAAGATGATGATTAAATCAGGGTATGACGTTATCAAAAAACGAATGTGGAAAGACGGGAATCTTGTCGATGCTTTGCAACAGTATATCAGGACACGCGACGGAAAGACGTGCTGGTTTAATGACCATTGGGCAATATGTGGATTAGATGAAGACTTTAACAATGGTTCGGCTACGCTTCGCAAGGCATAACTGTTAAGGCGGTTCAACTGCCATCGGTTAAACAGAAATTGAAACTTTAATTATGAGGTGAAAAATGGTTACACAACCGCTAAAACAGGTCGTTGTTCTGTCGATTCAGTCAGTCAAAGATTTAGGCAATGGCTCGGAGGCTGTTACTTTGGCCGATGGTAACGTTTTATTTGTTCGAGGTTTTGACGGACGAATTCACTGGGCAAAATATCCAGACCGGCTTTTGAGCGGTCTCTACGGTCAGGCTGTGCAGATTAAACAAAAAGGCGATGATAGTATCGAATACTATTTTAACTAACAGCTAAACAGAAATTGAAACCTTATATCAGGAGACTAAAACCATGAATGAGTACGAAGCAAAACAAGAAGCAAAGCGCGAGCGTTATCTTGCGCGAGCAGACAAGGCAAAAGGTGAAAGCTCGGCAGCCTACCAAAGCTCAAAAGCTATTTCCGACATGATACCTTTTGGCCAGCCCATTCTCGTCGGACACCATAGCGAGCGACATCATCGCAGCGACATTAAAAAAATCGATAATGCCATGAGAAAAAGCATTGCAGCCGACGAAAAAGCCGACTATTACCAACAAAAAGCGGCAGGCGTTGGCCGGGCTGGTATAAGCTCCGACGACCCGGAAGCAGTTACAAAGCTACAAAAGAAAATCGCCGGGGCTGAACACTGTCAGGAACTAATGAAGTCAGCTAATAAAATTATCAGGCAAGCACCAAAAGACACCAGAACAGTCGAGAAAATCGCAGCACTTGAAAAACTCGACTATACCACCCTACAAGCTGAAAAACTGTTCATTCCTGATTTTTGCGGGCGTGTTGGCTTTGCCTCATATTCTTTGCAGAATAACAACGCAAACATCAGCCGTATGAAAAAACGCATTGCCCAGCTTGAGACAAGGCCAGCAGAAACCGTCGAAAAGCAACACGGCGATATAACCGTTGTCGAAAATGCAGAAGAAAACCGAATACAGCTTATCTTTCCGGACAAGCCCGAAGATGGTATCCGCAAAACGCTCAAAAGCTACGGTTTTAGGTGGAGCAGGTATAACGGAGCTTGGCAACGACACCTAAACAACAACGGGCGTTATGCCGTCAAACGGTTTTTGCAAGCGATAGCAGTATAGTAACCTCTTGCCGCTAACGGTTTAAGCCGGTTTTCGGACCTTTCCGGCGGTTAGAAAAAAAGGCCCAGTCATTATAACGGACAATATTAACTTTTAACCGAAAGGAACACAATGAGAGTATTAAGTTGTAAACAAATTGAACGTGCTGCCAAGACAAGTCGAAAAGCAGCAATAATATGCTGTCGAAGGCATTGGCAGGAGTTAAGAGCTGCAAAATTAGAAAAACTAAAAAAAGAAATTGGTTCAATGGAAATAGCGGACTATACATGTGCGTTATGTCTTAGATATAAAGATTGTGAAGAATGTTACTTATGGTACAACGAATGCTGCGATGATAGTCCTGTCTTTGAAGCGGTCTGTCAGATATATAGTGAGTATATAAGAACAGGCAAAGGTCGTAGAAAATGGCAAAAAGCAGCGAACCGGATAATTGACAGGCTTGAGAAAATGTTGACTAAAGAACAATAGTGATAGTAATAGTACTGTTATATAGTATATAGTATATAAGTATAGTACACAGTAAGGACAAGGTAATGAACAGGCTTATAGCTGGATTAGTTATCAGTGTAATAATAATGATATATATTAAAGTCAAAAGTAAAGACAGAAAGTAGGTAAATTATGAGCGATACAACTGTTCAAGAGTGTCAGTGTTGTAAAATGGAGTCCGATTGTATAGACGGACTATGTGAGTATTGTAATGAGTACTGTTGTAAACAAGAGCAGAAGATTAAAGAACTAACAGAGGCGTTGAAAAAGGAAAAACAGGCTACTTAGTATCGGTTGGACCAGAATAATCAATCCTGGGCCAGTCTGGTGCGTTTTTTGAGTATTCTGTAAGGTTATTTAAGGAGTTTAGACCGTGATAGATCCTAATGTGCTTAATATCTTGGTAATTGCTCTTATAGCAGTGGAGTCAGGAGGTGACTGTAATGTAGTCGGTGATGATGGCTTGGCAGTAGGTTGCCTGCAGATACGCCCTATAATGGTACAAGATGTGAACCGTATATTAGAATGTCCGGCTTTCAGTCTCAAAGACAGATATGACAAAAAGGCAAGCGTCGAGATACTACGGGTCTATAGTAATCACTATTGTACGAAAAAGAGGTTAGGTCATAAGCCCACTATGAGAGATATTTCTCGAAACTGGAACGGAGGACCAAATGGTTATAAGAAGAAGAGTACTATTAAGTACTGGAAGAAAGTAGAGACTGAATTATCTAAGAAAGGATAACACAATGAGCAAAGGAAAAGAATTAACATGGGACGAGTTAGCAGATGTTTATGATAGGTGTAATGCAGGTAGAGCAAGAACAAAGTCATTAGATACAGTCTTTGATTGGGCTGTAAGCCGCAAAGACTTATTTACCAAAACTAAAAGCGGTAGTTTAATATTGAAACGGAAAGGACATACCCATGCGTGAGGGCACACCCATGACCAGAAAGACCGAGCGACCCGTCAGCTACGTCACAATCGGTAAGAATCAATACTTCTGTGTGCACTTCCATAAGTATTGTGATAAAGAACTCATAATATGGCTGATGAATGAGAAGCTGTTACTTGATGCCGCACCATTAGCCGCGAGGAAGAAGCTCTACCGCATGATGTGGCGTGAGAAGGACCGGGCAGAGTACCTTAAAGAGGTTACTAAAATAAGAGCTGTAGAGAGTATAGAAGTTGATGAATAATGTGTAATGTATAACAAAAATTAGAAAGGAAAAAAGATGGCAAACACAAAAAGACGTAAATTAAACTATCAAAACGTAAAAACATTCAAAGAGTTAGCCGAGACAATCCAAGAGTATATAGACAGACATAAAGTGCCTTGTCAAGATTCCACTACCGGTGAAATGTCTATGCAGCTGCTTACTTCTCTTAGTACTACCGATGCTCGATTAGCTTTTATCCGGCTAAAAAGTAAAGTAGGTTTGGACATAGCTGTTCCAAGTGACTTAATAACATTGATTGATAGCTGTAACAAAGCAGCAAAACTACCAGTATATAATGTTTAACCGAAAGCAGAGACAACACTATGAGTAGAGATATACAATTCAGGGGCAAGCGAGTTGATAACGGCGAGTTGGTACATGGGTATTACTTAAAGTGGAACAGTAAATCTTGGATTTACCCTGGGAACAGGGGTGCAACTTTTCCTATTGGTCCCGAAGCTATTGAGGTCATCCCCGAAACAGTCGGCCAGTACACCGGCCTGAAAGACAAGAACGGCAAAGAGATTTACGGGGGGGATATAGTGCAGCTTAACGAACTTGAGAATGGCAAAAAGTGTGAAGTGTGGTGGAATAAAAAAGAAAGCCGATTTGCTTATGGTGATAAAAGTTTCCCTATCCATTGCTACACTTGTACTGTCGTCGGCAACATTCACGAAAACCCGGAGCTATTGAAAGGCTAAAACACTATGACCGATACAGAAATATACAGATATAACGACGATGACTATAAAGAAGCAGACTTAACTTGTGAATGGTGTGGAAAGCTTATAACAGGTGAGGCTCTTAAAGTAGAGGGCTTAGTAGTCTGCTGTATAGAGTGTGGTGACGATGCTGTTGCGTCTTTAGGTTTGGATGATGATAAGAAACTCAAGGCTGATACTCGATATGACGATGACAAGCCTTGGATGTAAAAGAGGTCATCCGTGACCCACTGCTCAGTCCGTTATTTCTGGTTGTATGGTTCTGAGAGCCTCTGTAAATCCTGTCCGAATCCACTTACGGTCGAGCAGCCCTCAACACTTAGCACAATCCAAAACAGGGCCAATACTGCTGCAATCTCTACAATCCTAATTACCAGTGATTTCATACTCTTTCCTTTCGGTTAAATAATAAACTTGTTTCACTGGTTATGTCGGACGGAAGCGGAGACGGCTTAACTAAAATATTGGAAATTATTCAACTTTGTAAATCGCTGTCTCCAGTACACACTTTATCTGTACAGACAGCGAATTAGAATATATAGGGCAGGTATAAGGGGGGGAGTAGAGATAGTACGTACGGGTTTTTGATGCCTTAAAGGTCTATTGTGACTTTCAAAAATAGGATTTATGACCAAATCCGGTGTAAAAGTGCTTTATGTTTTAACTTCCAAATTACTTTTTTACCTATTTTATAGTTAGTTGAGCCAAAAGTTTCATCTCGGCTTATTAAGTCTAATAGGTGTAAGTCTTCTAACCATTGACGAATTATTGTTTCACTATACCGCATCTTATCAACAACTTCCCTGGTTGTTATCGGTTTAGGAAAAGCATCATATAGCACTTTGATTGTACGAAGACGTTTTAGTGTTATTGTATCAAGTGCCGTCTTCAGGACCATCTTCTCTACTCGCTTGGTAATGTAGGTTTTGTGTTGTACTATTGCTATACCGATGGCAAGGTCACAGAGCTGCCTGGTAAGCCGGGTAGCGATTTCCGGCACAGGTATCTCAGGCTCTTTAGTTCGAGGGTCTCTGCTGACCTCACAGCGTCCTACAGCTACATATTGGGCCGTCTGAATGACCTTCTTACGGAACGTGTCGGGTAGAATTACTTTATACATCTTTTGTTTCAAGACTTTAGCTGCGGCATCACGTAGCTCGGTCTCCTGTTTGCTCACTTCTTTTATACCGGAGACCTTCCAGCAGCGTTGAGAAGCCTCCTCGTAAGATATGTCCGGGCTACGGTAGGTCAGAAAGCGTTCACCGAGTTCGGCCAACATACCTCGGTGCTTATCAATTATGTTTGTGACCGCTGCGATTATGCCGAATTTACTTTGAAAGGTCTTTGTCTCTCCAGTACCGAAGCTCTTTGTTGAATAACCGTCATAAGCATCACGAAGCTCTCCGATTATCTCCATGAGCGATTCTCTCTTACTGTTAATCATACTGGTGAAGTCTTTGATGATGACGGTCTTACCATCCCAACGTGGTAATAGTGAAGGCTCTTCCTGCTGGTCCTTTGGTACACGCGGGTCATAGTACCCGGATATGAGTGACTTAGCTGTTATCTTTGACTCCTGGGCTATGTCTGGACCTTGTATGGTTTGGAGAATGACGGTTTTGCCGGATGACGGAGCTCCCACTATATAAATCCAAACGGGCTTACTATCGAGCTTGTTGGCAAAAATCGTACCAAAGACTATCTCAATGTAGTCCATATCACGAATTATGAAGTGCTTTTGGCATACTGCTTTGAAGTTGTCTAATGGTGTCATTCGTTAATCCTCTTACGAGCTATTCGCCAGTATGTTATCTCTTTTTCAATTCCTATGAAGTTTCGATTAAGATTCTTGCAGGCCACGCCTGTCGTTCCACTGCCCATAGCAAAGTCAAGCACTGTCTCGCCCTCATTGGTGTATGTTTTGATAAGGTATTCCATTAGGGCTACTGGCTTTTGGGTGGGGTGGACACGGCTCATGCTGTTGTCTACTCTTAGGATACTCGTCGGGTATCCAGTATGGGTCTGTGTGCCATTCTTTAGTTTATGTTTCCTGTTTGGCATGAACTCATTGTCTCCGCCATAGTCATACACAACCTTTTTATTCACCTCTGTCAAGCCTTGTGGGTTATATGGCATCGGATTTCCGTTATGTCTTGGTATAGTCCCGCCCGAAAAAACGATAACATCCTCATGTTTCTTGCCGGGACTCCCTTTAATCATCGGGAAGTTACAGAACTTCGACTTCTCCCACACCCAGCAATACTTAAACATCTTCACGTTAGACGCTATCAGGGTCGTGGTGAACGGTTGGCTGGCTGTCATAACGATAGCACCGTTAGGCTTAATCACACGCTTGAGGTGCTCCCACATTGGCTCAAGTGGTATGATTGAGTCCCACTTGCAAGCCGTAGTACCGTATGGCGGGTCAGTCATAACCATATCAACTGAAGCGGTTTTTATAAACTTAAATTTTTCTAAGCAATCGCCGTGTATTAGTCTAATCATCGTAGTCTTTCTGTATAACCGATAATAACATAGAGGACCGGTCTGTCTAATATCCGTTTAACCGGTCCTCTGTCCGTCCGTGAAGGAAAGCGAGGTCTAAGTTAAGTACGCTGCTTTACAGACCGAGCATGTCCATGACCGCGTCACGAAGCTCATCATCATCGTCGTATTCGTCAACAGGAAGTTCAAGCTCTTTGGCAACCTTTTTCAACTTCTTAGGTTTCATAGCTTTGACTTCCTTTTTGGTGTACTCAGGCTCTTCAACTTCTTCTTCGGCCTCTTCTTCATCAACTTCTTCGACTTCCTCTTCTTCTTCCTCATCGTCATCTGCCGCTTCTGAGGCTTCAAGAGGTTCGATGAAGTCAACATTAGTGAACTCATCTTTTGAACGCACTTGGAACTTGAGAGCCATGTCCTGTGCTTCCTCAAGTGTCTCGCCGAGGTCGGCCAGGTCATCAGGTATCTCAAGACCGAGAGTCTCTAAGTCACCTTTGAACCACGCCATGTTGTCAGCACTTTCCAAACCGTTGAACTTACGAATCTGACGGCCTTCCAGTTCACCCGCTGTTACGAGCAAGTCCCATCGGCACTGTAGACGGCCATTACGAGACTCTTCAATAACGACAGCCTCGATAGTACCTTCATACACACCGTCTGGTAATGCCGCACCGAAACGACGAGATTCCGCTGAGTTCCAGTCGGTTTGAGCATCAGCCAAGCGGTCAACTACTGAACCGGCACGTTTCGGTTTGGCCTTCTTGGTAACTTTCTTTGTTACTTTTGCAACAACTTTCTTTTTGCCCTTCTTTACTACTTTCTTTAGCTTTTTAGCCATAATTGAGTTCCTTTACTAATTGTTAATAAAATACTTACTATACTGAACAAAATACTAACTTACACTCGCTTCTAATTCACACAGGCCTCCTTTCCTTAGTTCTTTTATCTTGATGTATAGTTTAGCTATCTGCCAACTAAGTTCGTCTTGCCTTTTATGAAAGTCAAGACTGTCAATTGACATTTTGAACTCCAACTCTTCTTTAGCAGCATGAAGATGAACAAGTTTTTCTTCTGTTGTCTCAGCCATTGTCAGCCTCTGCTTTCTTTTCTCTCTGTATTGCCTCGTAAACTTCTTTTCTGTGTATTGTAACATTCCCCGGTGCGGTTATACCAAGTCTGACCTTGTCACCGCGGACAGCCACTACTGTTATTTCAATGTCGTCGTTGATGATAATAGACTCCTGTTTACATCTTGATAATACGAGCATTGTCAATCCCTTCGTAAAAAGTAAATATTGTTCTTAGTCCTCATCTCTAAAGCATCTGAGAATCTTCGTAACCGCTGCAACCTCAGTCTTGAACTTTATTACATCTGGAAGTCTACCAGTTCTGTCACCAGCATCTCTTATCTCTGACGGCTTACTAAACAAACACCGCAGTTTACCAAGCTCCTCGACATGCTTGCCCTTTTCGACATAGCCCATCTCTAAGATAATGTCAGCCAAGTTGTTTATAATCCGATACGTTGTCTTCGGTATGTCAGGAATATTCTTAGTGACCTTGACCGAGCGAGAAACTATCTCAGTCGTCGAGCCATGTGAAATCCAGGCTATACCCTTACCAAGATGGGCCAAACGCAGCGTCCAGTATGCAAACTCATCAGCATAGGCTTCCCAACCTTTGCCCCATTCCTGGTCAGACGGATGAGATACGCCTTCACGACCGCAGACCCATTGCATACAGAACTTGGACAGATTCGTAACCGTGTCGATACACCAGAGTCTGACGTTCTTTGTTGCTTTGGGGTGCAGCTCTGCCCACTTGATGAAGTTCCTGAACGTAATCCAGTTGGGTATCTCGGTCTTACGGACCTTGAGAGCACGATAGCCCGGCTCTGTAGGTAAGAAATAGACACCTGGGAACTTGGACAAAAGTGTGGACTTGCCTATCTTTGGTGCACCGTAAAGTAAGATAAGATGGTCCTGAAATGACCCGCCTACTACTTTCGCTTCCGTCTCGAAAACTATTCCATCGGCTTTAGCTGAGTAGGCTGACGCAGCTACCTGGTCAAGACGGTTTATACTTGGTGTTGCTTTTCTGTATGCAGACATTGGTTAACTTCCTTTCAATTCTTTATGTTCATCTTCATATCTCAATTCTCTCTGACGGTAGAACCGCATATACAATTCGTGTTTACGAATATTCTTACACAGTGGCAGAAACTGACAAGCTCCGTAGTTCAGACAATGTTTACAGTTCTTAGGCCAATACTCCAGGTCTAACAGCCTCTCTGTCTTGACATCATAGCGGTTGAACAGTTCTTCTGTGTTCGTTCTGACATCTGCCTCGGCATCTTTTAATGTATTCGAGCCGAGTGTCGTGATATATGGAAACGTCTTGAATGTTGAATCTACAATAAAGTACCACTCAGGTCGTTTCGCTATATCTTGAGTTACTTCCTCTACAAATTCGTCAACACCCTGACCCTTTTTAAGATACTTGCCTGACTTGCGAAATACACAGTAAGCCACTTTGTTAATGAACTCACCAGCTTGTTTCATCTGAAGACCATAGCCGTATATCTGCTGGTCCATCGCAAGAGCAGCGAAGTAATTATTGTTGACCGATTTGGCCGTCTTGATTTCAAACATGACCGGCTTACCTTTGTACGTACCTGCACCGTCAGGAGTTGAGCAAAATGTAACATTATGCGACAACTTCATTCTGAACTTTCTCTCTGTCCAGGTCATTTCAAGATGTCTCATAAAAGACTGAGTTGAGGCAGCTCTGATGACCGCTTTGATAAGACGCATTTGCAGCTCGGTCTCTAAGAGAGTATCATTGTCGACGATGTACCTCTTTAGACGCAGTTTGGATTCTTTAGCCATAGCAACAAAGGCTTTGTTTAGATTCTTGGTCATTACAAGAGTTTCAAAGCCCTCGTGGAATACCGAGCCGTACCAAAAGTTAAGGTTTATCTTTCGTGGTTCAAGATTCCGAATCCATCTCCAATAGTAGTAACGCTTACAAGATAGGTCTTGCAATTTATGAACAGTTACAATTTTAAGACGTACTGATGGTGTTATTTTAGTCATAATATTATCCTCTTGCCTGTGCATCGGCCTCGTCGAATAGAATTTCTCGATTAGCTTTCTCTCGTTGACATAGGCCACAATTAGCATGATAATAGTCGTGGTCGTGCTGATGTGGTGGGGAAAGTTTGTCGATGATTGCCCTCGACTTATCAAGCTCGGCCTCAAGCTGCTCGACTTCTTCTTTGACTTTCTTTAGGATTGTTTTTCCACTCGACCAGAGTTTTTCGTCTGACAATACAGCATCTATGCCTTTTAATATTTCGCTCATTCTATTCCTTTCGTCGTTAATTTGGTCGGGCGGTTTTATTTATTTCAGGGCTTGCTCAATTAACAAAAGCGTTGCTTCTTTTCCTAATTTTTCAAGACTGTATTGAATACGCCAAAATATTGCTTTCTCGTTCTTTTTCAGTTTCTTATTTTCGGCTTGGAGTTGCTTGTTCCATTCTTGAGTTTTGGCAAGTAACTGCTCCCGCTGGTTTTCTTGGTCAAGGCATTGGGCCTCATGTCCTAATTCCATTTCTGTTTGCTCGTCCATTCTATTCCTTGTCTCCTTATAGATTATTAGCAACCATAAAATCAGCGGATATTATCAAATCCCTGCGGACACAAAATTCATTTTGGTTTGAATCCACATCATTTACTCTGCCGGACCATTCAACCCACAACACAGAAGGGTCTTTAAGAGCCTCGATTATGTCTTTTGCCTTTGCATAAGAGCAAATACATTTATATTCGGTCTTCTCTGTAATGATGCTAAGTTTTACTTGTTCATTCGCGGTCATACTTTTACCTTTCCCTGGAAAATTAACATTATCATTTTTACACTTAGGACATGATACTTCTACGAAAAAGCTTAGCTCACAGTCAACACAATAGCATGGTATAAATATCATTTACTTTCCTTCTATCAAGTCAATAAAAGCCCACCCTATCTAAGCGATGGGCTTCGAGGGAGGAGGATGAGAGTCTCACAACTCTTTCAACACTTTCTTACACTCGGTAAACATATTACTTACGACATTTCTAACAGCTAACGGACCGGCAAAGATTATAGGTATCTTGTAGTAGATTGTTATACGAGCCAGCCAGAAATAGATGGTCTGCTCAGTCAGACGGCAGCGAGTCTTTTTATACAGAACCGACAGATGATATCTGACATTAGCCTCGGTCAAAGGCTCACACACGACGATTGCTTTGACAGGGTACTTGCTTAGCCTGGCTAAGAAGCGTTCAAAGCGAGACCGATTGTTGTTCGTCAGATTGCTCAACAACTCTGGTATGCCAGACTTCTTTTCAATAGATACTTTGTCTTCATAGCCCTCTATTGAATAATCACCAGCTTTGAGTCTTTTAGTCTTTACAGGATACATGTCACTTAACCATTTCCAACCTTGTTTTTCTCTGTCGTCTATTACGATTGTTATTTTCTTTACTGGTATAGCTCGTCGATTGTATCGCATTTGTTGTCCTTAACTGTTCCGTCGATTACTCCGTCGATGACTTCATTTATAACGTAGATGACCTCGATTAAAGTTTCTTTAGACAAGTCTTCAATCCTTGCACCATCCCAAAATATAGGTTCTCTTTCTTTCATAAGACACGAAGACCTTCCTCTTGGTAGATTTTAACACCTGGAATATCGCGTACACCGTTTCGTACAGCAGCTCGGATAGCTCTATCGTCAACCATCATATACTTTCTTGGCACTACTGATGGCTCTTCCACTGTGAACGTCCACCGCTTAGAAGTGGTCGAACTGCCCACCAGCGGAACTACCTTTGCTGCTTGCTCGGTCAGCTCTTCAGCTCGCTCTTCATCATCTTCTTCTTCTTCAGCGGTTTCAGCTTTTTCAAGGAGCTTGGCTTGACGTTTTGCCGCTTGCTCTTCTCGCTTGGCTCTGAAGGCGAGTATCTTTTGACGGATGATTTTGTCTGCCTCGGACAATGGTTCTGACAGGTTTTTGAACAGAGCGTTGACCTGCTTGAGCGATGCGTTCAAAGGCTTGGTAATCTTTTTACGCTCGTCCTCGATGGTTGTCTTGCGTTGCTTGATTTTACGCAGGACTTCATACGCCGCTGTCTCGTCATCTGCTGCTCTGATGATAAGAGAATCCGCTTCGTGAATGACTGGCTTGTTAGCCTTTTCGATTTTTACAATCTCTGTTTGCGGAATTGCTGTTACTTTAACGATACTTGTTTCTTTCTTAGACATCTTGCTTTCCTTTCTCTAAGTTTTCTATTGCTTTCAACCACGATTTCCATTTATCTATAGTAGATTTTTTATGTTTACAACGAACTTTATTTCTTTCGGTATCTTCCATTACAGCATAACAACTTTTCAAATTACTAATCTGTAGCTCAATATGCCTCTTCAGCCCTTGTAATGGCGACAGAAAAACTTTTTTATTACAATGCGGACACCTTAAATCTTCTTTTATCATTATCAATCCTGCTTTCCTTTCCTAATGTTTAATTGAGTTCTATATTTTAACTATCTTGTATGTGATAAACTCTATACCATGTAATATATGCCTTGCCTCGCTCATCTTCTATCAGACCTTTATCATCCATCTCGATACGATGTATTGTATAGTTTTCCGATAGTAGAGATTTTATTAATTCTGTCAGAATGAAAGCATCATTGACAGTTCTATATTTAGGACTACAATCTATTTTGTTAGTTCTACATATTACAGTTGTAAATGCTCGTATCATAATTCCACCTTTTCTTTCTCTGACCAGTTAGTCGTACTCTTAGCTACGTCAACGCGTAGTGCTAAGTCTCTATCGTCTGTTTGTTTTAGGTTGACCATCTTGTCAATAACTCTTTTACAGAAGTATTTTTCAATTTTTGTATTATGAACAGGACCTACTTCAATCTGGATTTCGTCGTGGATTGGTAGAAGTATATGTTCCTTCTCAGGAATAAGAATCTTTGAAACTTGCACAAGAGCCTGTTTGAACAGACTGGCACAAGTACCCTGGACTAATGCGTTGACCGCTTTGTAAGCCTGGCCTACTGGTATATGATATCTCTTACCGAACCAATCTTCTACATAGCCGTATTGAATTAGCTCATTCCGGCACTGCCACATGAACTTAGATATTGTGTTAAATCGCCTATCATATTCTTTGAGAGTGTCATTTGCTTCAGCTTCGGTCATGTCATACATGAGTGACATTGTCTTAGAACCAAGACCATATAGTTTACCAAAGTTTATGTTCTTAGTCAAGTCTCTCTGACGTTTCGTGTAGTTCTTGCCATAGATGTATGAGGCCATAAAACCGTGTACGTCTTCACCGGACTCGTACGGTTCTAAGATTCTCTTTTCCTGAGCATACGCACCGAAGATGTATAATTCCATTTGGGCATAGTCAAAGTAGTAGTTGCTGAAACCGTCACGGCAGATGAAACAACTACGTACAGGATTGGCCTTGCCTGTTTTACGCTTTACTGGCTCGGGTATATTCTGCAAGTTAGGGTCACGTGAAGCCATGCGACCTGTACGGCTGTCTGACGGATTTATCTGACAGTACACAATACCACCGGCTTGCATCGCTCTTTTAGACAACGGTATTAGATACGTGCCTAATGTCTTTTCGTAAGACCGTCTGGCTAAGAGAGCGTCGATGTAGATTTTAGCAGGGTGTTTCTTTGACAGTTGCTTTGAGACTCTTATCAGTACATCACTTCCTGTTGTGAGCTTACCCTTCTCGGTCAGCTGTGCTCGACTTAGTCCTGAGGTTAGGAGGATTGACAAGACCTGTGCTGGTGAGTTAGGATTGTGTTCACCGGCAATGCTCTCCAGTTTGTTGTAGAGGAGCTTACTTCTGGCGGTATATATTTTAGCATTGTACTGTGCCTTTGCAATGTCAAAGCGTAGACCTCTTGCTTCGACATCACCTATGATGCGGATGACCTTTTTCTCACGTGTGTAGATGTCAGAGTAGTCAGCTACCATTTGTCATACCTTCCCTTAACAACATTCACAAGTAATCGGTAAGCAGATATTGTAGCACATAACATTAGTACACCAAGAATAAACGTGACACATGTACCAAATAATACTATAAATATGTTTAATATTATGTCCATAGTACATCCTCCTGTAACCGATACCACAACATCAAAGCCATGAAGGTGTCAGTCATGGCGTACTTGCCCATTATTCCGTCATCTACAAAAGAGTAGTTAACATAGTCATCTGGATAGTCAGCCTTTTTGAAGACCTTCTTAATCTTTTTCAACTCATCAGGTATGACATTCTTCCAACTGGAAATCTCAGGACATAAGAACTCTGTCAAACTGTCCAAGCTGTGCTTCTTTCGCCTGTCCCAATAGATGCGGCTCATGGAATAAGTACATTCTACCTCCGTTACTAACTCTATATTACTGACGGCACAGGCCCGTATGTCAAACCGAGAATTATGAAAACATTTCGGACCGGTTACTTTCATCAGTTTAGTTATGTCTTTGAACAATGGACTGCCAAGTCTGCCCCAATAACAATATACTTTGTCGTTTTTCAGAACCGCCATTGATATTCCAAAGACGGCTAAATCACCTATTTTTTTCAACGTGTAATTTTCATAGGGGGGAGTCTCCTTTTCGCCTTTGTCTGAGAAATGGTTAACTATTTTCACACATAGCATACTCGGCAGTCCAAATTTTAAGCTCGTAGTTTCCGTGTCTAAGGCTAACATTGGTTTATCTTTAGACTTGCTCCACCATGAGAAGAGAGCTTTCTGCTCTTTACCACATACAGTAGTAAACTTAGCTTGATTATACCTGTCTATTATTTTCATGTTTTTTCAACCTATCTATTAGGAATAACACTTTCAAACAGTAACCTTTGAGTCCTGACTTGGACATGGTGACTCTATTATTTGTGTTGTCTCTAAGACCGGACAAGGTACTCAAGGCTTCTTTTTCGATTCGCTCTACTGTGTATTTTTTCTCAGCCATAAGATTATATGCCTCTTCTCGTTTTTTCATCTTGTAAATTATCATACAATGGACACAAATCTGAAGGAGCAAGACCCTCTTCTTCGAGATGACTTAACTCGCTTTCTACACAATCAATCGCCATCTCGCCCTGCAACGAACCAAGCATTTGATAACCAGTATAAATAGAACTCCGTAATACCTTCTCGGTTATTCTTTTAAGATACTTAATAGTGTTAATTAGATGTCGGTCAGTCATATCACATATTCTGATACGCTCACCTGCTTTAGTTGTCCAAATGCTTGTTTGTTTTCTCATGCTGCGATTACCTTTTATGTTAGCTATTCTATTTATGCTTTTTATATCAGTAACTTTTAAGTGTAGCTTAGTCATAGTACCGTGTCCATTTTAAGAGAGAGTTTGACTATCCAATCGATTCGCTGTTCCGGTGCGGCATACATGAATGATGCCGGATGACGAATTTTATATATCTTAGGCTTATAGCTGTGAGGGTCATTCATCAGAGGAAGCAGATACTGTATGTACTGCTTTGCATCATTGCCCATAGCAACTAACATTGTAGGATGAACTATAGCTATTTCCTGACTTAGCCATTCACGACAGTTATCTTTCTCCTTCTCCGTACTGGCTCTGTTATTCTCAGGATGACAGTGGACCACATTGCTGAAGAACACATCATGCCATTGCAAACCGGACAGTCTCAATGCCGCTGCTATACTATAGCCAGAACCCTTGATGAATGGCAGACCCGAGAGCATACCCGGTTCGTGCAGAGACTGACCGATGAAGAATATCTTAGCATTGAGGTTGCCCCAACCTGGACAGCCCTCGGTAAACCTCCGTATATTTAGACCGGAACACATCTTACAGCGGGTAATCTTTTTTGCGAGAACTCTGAATTTAAGGGCTTTGCCATAGAGCATAGTCTCGTGAGCAAATTTATCCGTGTAGAGTGTCCCGGTCTCTAAGTCAGCTAATTCCTGAAGTGCTACTAATTTGTCCTGCTTACTGCTCAACAGTCTACTCCTTGACTAATGAGGTGATTACCTCGCCTCGGTTATTTCTTACTCGCTTACTTCCTTCTGTCCTCGATGACTATACCTTTTCTCTTTAGTTTCTTTCTGCACTTTGACCGCCATGTACGAATTGTTGACGGACTGACAAAGATGTTAAGACACTTGAGACCGAACAAGAGTTCATCATTTTCAATGTCAGGTCTTGCCGTGTATATTTGCTCGACTAAGTTGTAATAATTTTGTCGTCCCATGATGCCTATACTATCGGTAATCTTTGCCAGGAAGTCAAGCCTAAATTTGAACTATATTAATATATTTTTTTCACGGCTTTTTGAAATCGGTGTAAGTTCTTATTTATAAAGAATTTACAATGTTGATAAAAATTAAAAAAGATGTTAATAAAAAATTAAAAAAGCCTGTTCGCCACACTGTTTGCAGCCAGCGGAGGAGGAAACGAACAGGCCCGAAGGAAAAGATGAGACGCGGTTAAGCCACTCTTCTTAGTTTATATCCTTGATTGACGAGCTTCTGTGCTGCCCTCAGTGGTGAGATGATGTTGTAGCTTTTGTATATACCGCAGAGCTTACCAAACCAACAGCTAATCTCACTACAGTACCATTTACCCGGGTCATTCTTAACAAATGGTATGACGAAGCCAAGTATTCCTGCATAGTCATACGGTAGACCGACTAATCGTTTAGCTTCCTCAAGAGCAACTTCGAGTCTTTCGGGTTTGACCTCGACTTCTATATACCACCAGCGTTTAGGATTTTTGAGAACTTCTTCAGCCGGTGCAAACCTTACACCTACTTTACCACCACGCGAAGCAGAGGAGAGACATGAGCCGTATGTAAAGTTACCAATCTCATCAGGTAGCCACACTTCCATGTGTGAAAAGCCTAAGAGTCTCAGGTCTAAGCGGAATAAAGACAACATACCTGTCCAGCCCGAAATGAGATTGTCAAGTATCTTACCGTCGCCTAACTTTGCCTTGTAGAATAAGAATCTTATCTTCATCTTTTATACCTTTTTATCATCAAATAAGCTGAACAGTCCACTGAGTATTCCACCACCGGCCTCACCAGCACCGACAATCAAGTCGGCTAATACATCGACAATGGACTTCTGTACCTCTGGTGTCTCGGCCATTGCCTCTAATGCGGCTTTAGGGTCTTTACTCTTTACGATAGGTGCAATCTTGGCAGCTGTTTCCTCACCAGCTTTTCGCCTGATTAACTCGATGATTAACGCGATGATAATGTTTTCCCATGACATAATGTTTTCCTTTCTAAAAAAACTATTTTTTAACTGCTTCCTTAATCTCTTGTATGTCTGACTCTACTCTACGCTGTGATACATCGATAGAGTCTATCTTATGTGACATGTCCTTAACACTGTTTATTATTTCCTGCCGGTCATCTTTATCCGTATCAAGTCTCTTCCAGACCTTTTCTTTCTGGCTCTTAGCCTGTGAACATAACTCACTAACATCTTCTTTCAGATAACTCTGTGTTGTATCTACTGTAGAACGCCAACTACCTATCCAGATGAGCAGACCACCGACAGTAACTAATAAAGCTATAGTTGGTATTAGAACTTTTGCCCAATCGAAACGTGTTGGCTTACCATTTGACACATGTTTGTAAATCTCTTGTAGTAGCTCATTGTTTTGCTCAGTCATGGTTTCTCCAATAGTAGTTTTCATTTATGCCATAGTTAATCAATCAAGGCTATCTATTCTTTTTTTAAGTGCTTTAACATAGTCTTCCTTACCCTTATGAGCATGACCAGCTGGATAATACATACCATCAGAACGTTTATACTCACTCTCATATATACTATCATTATACTCTTTTTCTGCCTCTTCCTTATTGAGTAAGCTGACTTTTAAGTTAGTTCCGGCAATGGCATCTATCTCACCAATTCTCATCTTCCAGTCTATATACAAAGCCGTAGCTCGAAGTGTTGACTCTAAGGCAGTCTCTTCAGCTGCTTCACCCTTTTGTCTACTATATGTATAAGCAATAGCAAGTTGATTTATAAACTTCTCAGCAGTTGTAAAATCCTGGTCTGCCCATTTACCTATATCTTTTACTATTGGCGTACCTAATTTGAATAAATGACCAAAGCGGTCATAATCTTTTCTCTTCCATTTAGATGGTCTAAATAAATTAAGAGCTGCATAAGGAAGAGCAGCTAAATTATATTCTAATGTTTTTAGAATCTTACGGTTTACTGCTTTATTTTCTTCAAGTAACGGGTCAGACAAACTGAACACTATCTCAGTTCCATCACCTCGGTCTACTACTACTCGATAGCCTTTCTCAAGTTTTCCTTCTTCCCAATCTCGTCCGCAAACCCACATAGCCGTTAGACCTGGTAAGACGAACCTAAGAAATAGTTTATAGGCATAGTGACGAGCTAACTGAGGAGCAAACTTAGCAGGATTAGCGTGCATCTTAGCAAGCATACGAGTCATACTAATTCGATATGTCGGAGTAAACATGACTCTATTTAGTACCTGTCTTGTCTGTTTAGGTACTTTACCATAATTAGCCATAAAATCATTAGCCATCTCGATAGTTTCAAAGTCAGTTAATCCTAAGCGTTTTTTGAATGACTCTGGAAAAACTCCAAGAGACAGTTTGTTGAGTGTCTTAGACATAACTGAACCTTCGAGTAAGTCTAATGCTACAGCAGTTCTTAAAACTTCATCCAGCTTCCATGTCGTAGCATTATTCATCTTGTACACATCACTAACTATATTAACAGGATTGAGCCAACTGGCGATATGCTTTGAGAATCTAACTCCGTATCTGGTTCTGGCAGTATCTATCATGTTCTGCACAAGAGCATTAACAGCCGGTGAATAGTCTATTACACCATTATATAAAGCACTCTTACGCATCTTGTGATATGTAGCGTTTTTTGTTGCTACTATATAAATTGCTCTTGGAAGTTTACCAACAAAACCAAGGCCCGTTGCTCTCCATCCTTGAAACAGGTCATTCTTAGTCATTATAAGAGGGTTATAAAACATCAGATGTTTGAGTGAACTGTTAATCTTATCATATATTTTAGTCAGAGTGTGTTTATTTGATGTCCAGGTTAACTCTGTTAATGCTTCTGCTATATCTGGGTGATACTTGAAACCCTTTGCTGCTGGCATTAGCCGTGTATCTATGCTAACCCATCCTTCAAGTGCCAAGTTATCAGGTAGGGCTATGTCTATATTGGAATTAAGAGAATTTATCAAGGCTGCATGTAGTTTAGCTTTACGAGCTATTGCCATCATATCTGCCTGAGCTATAGCTATGTGAGCAGGTTTTTTACCTGCTTCAATAGCATCGTCTAAGGTTAGAAGTTTACGGCCAAGAAGACCAGTTGGTCTACTGGATATTTTTTTACGGCTGCTCCAATGCCATACTTTCTTTAGAAGTGACTCAGGTATGTAAACTCTATGAACGTATCCAAGACCACTTAACTTATCTATTGCATCTGCTATCTTTTGTTTTGTTTTTTTATTTTCAGTCTTATCCAGCAATTCTCCTAATGCTCTGATACGATTGTTAGGCCAGTCAGCTTCATAACCAAGCTCTTGTAGAATGTCTCTGGCTACACTATTCTCCTGACGAACCATGTTAGCAACTCTTTGAAGTTTTTCAGATAGGTCTGGATACTCAGCAGGGTTGTCTAAATGCTGCATCACTTGAAGAGACTCAGTGTCTGAAAGTTTACCATACTTTGCAAAGCTGTCTTTAGCAGACCGTTTAGGTATTTCTCTTTCTTGTTCTTCTACTTCTATAAGAGCCTTTCTTACTTGGGCTTCAAGCCCTAAGAAACGAGTTACTACTCCATGTGTTCTACGAGACTTAGAACGCACTACATCTTTAGTTGTACTGGCTGCTTTGACTGCTTCATCCATAATAGATAAATCTACATCTGTATCCAATAGGTCTTCTCGGATGACTCGCTCAGTTGGGGTGGTCTCTTTCTGTACTTTACTTTTTACTTGTTTTGTTTCTACCTGCCCTGCGGGGGCGAGGGTAAGTTGTCTTGCAAATCCCAACTCTGCTTGTTTCTCTATGGTAAATTTGCGTATTTCACGCTCCACTTTTTCCATAACGGATAAGGCGACTCCCTCAGATGGTTTCAGTAAATGTCCAATTTCGTGAATTAGCATTCGTTCTACTTCTTCTATTGATTCGCCCTTTTTAATATAGGTTGATATTGCATCGGCAGCATTAGCTGTCCCCCTTGTCCTTTTCCCTTGCCGGAATGTAAAAACTATTTCTTTTTTGTATCCCAAAAACTTGGCTATTTTATTACCAAGTTCATTTACGGTTTTACTATCAACTGGCACTGCGCTCTTTGCAGGAATATTGACGGATTTCTCTGCTTGTTCAAGTTGTTTTGATATGGCCCTAAACTTTTTGCTTCCATAAAATTGTTTAATATCATCGGTTTTAATAAACCAAGACTTTCCACCTTTGTCCGCAATGCCAGCAAGAGGATACCATGTCCCAATACTCTTACCGCTGGTGCCTTTTGCAGAACGATAGAATAGGAATTTCCCAGCCTTAGTAGTTATCTCAACCACTTCCCTGCCTTGCATGTTTCCTATTCGCTCAATTTTATCAACAGTTGTATCCTTCTCGTCAAGAGCTTTTCCCTTTGACTCCAATTTGGCTTGGCTGCGTACCCAATCCCTATATTTGACTGTGTATTTTTTTAATCCTTCTATTTGCCCTGTTTCTGCTTCAGGGGCTACTTTACTACTAATTTTAGGTTTTGACGGCTCTACGGGGCTAACAGCGGCATTGGCGGAGGGTTTAGTGGCTTCTGTGGTGGGCTTAACCTTTTTAATCGGAATCTTTAGTTCTTCTTTAGGGGTTCGGTCAAGTTCTCTCGCGGCTTGCTTTGCTTCCTGTCGATATTCTTTTATCTGCTGCTCGACAGGTTTGTCAGGAAACTTCTTTCGACTGTCTAAAAAGTCAAGTATGTTCTGACCTCTCTTACCAACCTTGCCGCCCTGCTTAACCATCTTCAGGGCTTTTTGGCGTTGGGCCTCCCATTTCTCTTTTGCTGGTGCAAAGGCATCATCCTTGTAAATAGCCTGCTTTGTCTTGGCTACATTTTTATCTATAACTCTCAAATCAGCTTTGAAGTGTGCCTCACTTGTTGCTCTTGGCATTCCGTGTCTCATTCGGACATTATGTGCATCTTGGGCCGCTCCGAGCATATTTAGCCGGTAATCTACTAATGCCTTACGTTGCTGGGCAAAATGATAACCGTTGAATACTGCCGGTATCAGAGATGATATGATAATATCTTCAGTTGACCCACCCTGTATTGCAGTTAGTCCGCCGAATAATCCCATTTCTGCACCAACTTTAGCAATTTTTGTTGTAGCTTTTCCGGTAGGAATCTCACCTATTGCTCCAAGCATCGCCCTTGTTCCCATTCCCATACCGGGTCTACCGCCTGATGCGATGTTCTCCCCTTCCCATATAACCGTTGGTGGTGCTGTCGGTGCAAATTTTCTGAGTATTGCAAGTCTGGTCATAAACCCGCCTACTCCAGCAGCAATGTCAACAGCTTTTTCAGCAAGTGTTTCAGATGGAGCAATGTCAAATTCTATTGCTTGTTTTTTAGGCTCATACTGATATGAGATTTCTTTTAAGTCTTCATCTTCTCTTACCTCTGGAGACTCTGCAAGTTGTCGCTTAATGTCCTCAAACTCATCGTCGAGCAACGCCGTTGGTAGTTTAACATCCCGGCTTTCTATTCGTTCCTGCTGTAATAGAAATGCTTTATTACTTAAAACATCTTCCGGTGTACCTGCTCCTTTTGACAATTCACCTATTGTTTTGTTCCATATCTGTTTTCCGCTTCTGACTGCTAATTCTGAAAATCTACGAGCCGCATTATTTGCAAGAGCATCGTCAAGGATATTACTTGTAATTAGCGGTTCTCTTCCTGGCTGTCCTACTTCAAGATAACCAAAAGGATTTATGCCAAGTTCTTTATCGCTAAAATCGAAGTCGTGTTCTGATGGCTCATCCGGGTCTGGCAATGATTGTAGTGTACCGAAAAGACCTAACATTTGCTCAGCTTCATTGAGAGCTATTCCACTATCTGCTGCGGTTGCTACTATGTCATCTGGTTTTGGAGATGGTATTTGAGGTTGTAATCTATTACTATCTATGGGAGTACCAGCTTTATTTTCATGTCGCCACTTTTCAAATCCATTTGATTCTTTTTCAAGCAGTTCGGTATTTTCCTGTTGCCAGCTATTAAAACTCATTTCCAATACCCTAATTCTATACCTTTTTCGTATGCTTCTTTTGTATTTTTCTGCCGGAGTTCTTCAGAACTGTTCTCATCTTTAAGTTTTTTGGTATATGCTACATTATGAGTAGCCTCTATACTTTTAGATATAGTTACTGCATCTACAGGAGTGACCTCTTTCTTACGGTTCTGTTTCTCTAATAAGGTGTCAAAGATTTCACGCCTGATTTTGATAGCGTCTATCTGTTCTTTTTTGGTAAACTTGTCAGTAATCCACACGCCCTTCCATTTATTAGCTCCGGTGAACTCTTTACCGTCTATTGTGGTACTCTCATCTTCTAAACCTTTTGCCACGTCCCAACCAGTTTTAAGAGCAATCATATTAACAGGATTAAGAGGTGTTTTCATGTAATATTTTATCTCGTCAAAATGCTCTTGAGATATTTTCTTTTCACCTTTTTTTGCAAACTTTAAGGCAATGTCCGTCTTGATATAACGACCAGTTACTTTACCACCAACTCTACTACTACCATGATATAAGTCGAATAACATATCCTGAGCTGTGATTACTGCGTCCGGGTCTGACTCTGGAATAGGAGGAGTTTGCATACCGAGTATAATAGCATTCCAGTCTTGTTGTTCGACTTTACTTCTGATTATTGTGTCCATGTCGTCAATTTCTGTGGGTATTATTTTACCGGATTCAAACTCGTCAAATAGTTTGTCGACTTGTCCGCGTTGTGCAGCCTCGTGAGACTTACTGACCTGCTGTGACAAGTTGCCCATGCGGCTTGTGACCTTCTTGGTAATAGCTAACTTCTCCTCTGTAGATAAAGCCGGTACAGTAATCTGTCTGCCGTCATCAGTTTTTATTACAGAGTCTTCAGACGTGGCACTGTCTATAAACTCGATGACTGATTTTTTGGTACTGTTATAATACTCTTTGAACTCGCTATCGGTCATGCTTATGGAGTTAGTATCTATCTCAGCTATCATCTGGAAAGCCATGTGTGTAGTAGCAGCTGCTCCATACTGTTTTGCCCATCCACTAACCTTTCGGTCTTCAGCTACGGTTTGACCGGAGGCTTCAAGATGGCTTACTTCTGCATCGTTGTAGAGCATACCGTTACTATCAAGAAAGTCAAGTTTGTCAAGAAACCATCCTGGGTTGCCCTCGTGAATCGAAGTTAGCATAGCATCTGGAAGGTCACGATATGCTTCGTTTTTAACCTGAGTCATGCCCTGGATAGTGAGACGAGATTGTTCATTGAATATATGTCTTTCAAGCTGTTGATTTACCTTATCTCTTGATACGTCATATTTGTACTTGTGGTTGGTCTTCCAGGCTGTTGCTACTTCGCCGTAAACTTTTGACTTTTCAAGAGGAGAGACCGCACCTATTTTTTCTGCGTTCTCAGCCATGTGTCGGCTGAAGTCTGTTAAAGCTGCTGACTGTTCATTATTTATATCCGTCGCGTGCATACGGAGAGCGAGATTGCCAAAGTCACCACCTATCTTGTCGAATACTTTGCCCATCTTTTCGAGTTCACGTCCGGGTTGACTTGCTGCTGAGGTATCATGTCTTGTTACAGCGGCGGACGGTCCTCTGCCTGAGTATTCTCCAGGTGTTTTTGCTGTAGGTATACGAGGCATTATGTTTCCTTTATACTTTTATAGCTTTAGTATCTCAAATATGTAGCTTTGGCTGTGTTTGGTGTTTTTGCTGTAGTACCCATACTTTGCAGTTTGTAACTTGCACCAAGCGAGGCCATACTTCCTGCCATGCCAACTAATGCTGTGTTAGCACCTATTTTACCAGCTTGTCGTGCAGCACCCGCTCTGAACACACTAAGAGCCGCTGCTGATTCGTCATGTCTTGCACCGACTTCAAAATCCCATGCGGCCATAGCTATGTCGGTTTCTATGTCTGTCACTGTCTGGAGCTGTACTTCAGTAGGACTACCAGCCATTGTTACACCGCCTTTGGCGTAGGCTGCTCTTTGAGATGAGAGGATTTTTCTCAGCTTGTCGCGGCGAGTCTGCTGCATTTCACGAGAGGCAAGACGTTTGTATTCGGCATCACGTAGTCGACGGTCTGCCTCGTACTCCATCATTGACTTTTGTACATCAGCCTGTTGCTTTTGGCCTTGATACTGCATGTAACCGCCAACACCGGCGGCTGTTGCTGAAAGAGCTATGAGTACTCCTGTCTCAATTCCCATAAGTTACCTCATAAATACTATTCTCAATACCAGTCCATATCTTACTGACCTCTTTGCAAACAAATTTACCTCCGAGAAACTTTGCATATTTCTCACCATTAGGTAAATCAGAAGGTATACTGATTTTACATTTTCCGCCTATTTCACTCAACTTTTTACGAAATTCAATAGCAGCCTTGCACCGCGTAAAACAAGAAGCAGCTTTTGAATATAGAGCCCATATTTCCCAGTCATTACCATTTTTTATAGCTCCGCAACAAGCTACAATTTTACCGTCTTTAAGATATGTATAAGCAGGCTTTGAAAGCATAAAAATACTGTTTGCAATAGTCGGAACAAGCAAACCATTAGTTCTACTCTCAACAAGATTGTTGCCGATTTCTTTAATATCAGTTTGTTCAAGCGGTCTTATCATCTTAGTTATTCAGCCCCTAAATATTCATAATAGTAGAACTCATCAGTTTCCTGGTCCATTCTTTTGAATCCAAGATGTTCCACAAATCGCTGAGAAGCGGCAAAGTCTTTAGATATTTCAGTAATGAGTCTGCTAAGTTTGAATCTCTTCATAAGTATCTTCATCATTCTGAATACTGAAATAAAGAAAGAGCACTTATGTGATACTTCATCCTCAGCTAAGACAAGCCAGGACCAGCCTATCTTTTCACCTTCTTCAGTTTTTACTATTCTTATACCTGCCGCACCGATAGGTTTACCATCTACTATAGCGGTAAAGGCCGGACCTGTGCCCTCGTTGATTGTAGCCCAGGTAGGCCAATCAGTCATATTCTTTTCAGTCGCTTTTGGACATAGAATATAAGAGTCCTTCGCTTTGTATCTTCTCATTTGTGCAAGCATAGTCAGTCTTCCATATCGAATTTAGCTTTCAAAGCTAAAACTGTTAAAGGCAGTGGTTCATCCGATTGTATATAGACATTGCCAGCGGTCTCATAATTGCCGTCAAATTCAGTCTCAATGTCTCCTGAGTATATATCAGCAGTGTCCCATGTGGTCGCACTATCCAAGTAGTCATAGAACTCATCGTACACGGTCCAGCTTGTGCCTATCTTACAGTCGTGTGTTTCGTGAAGGCGTAAGATTACTTCAGTAATGCGTTTGGTCTCACTGAATAACACACCGGGAGATGATGACGACTCTAACTTCATCGGTAAGAGTTTAGCTGTGAAAGGTAGGCCGACGGTTATTTCTCCAGCTACTGCAGCGGCAAAAGTTACCTCACCGTTTGCATCGACCACAGCCGTACCCATATAGACGGTATCGCCAAGGCCAACTACGGTTTCAGCTACAAGATGTGTCAGATCTGTGACTGTGTTGGCATCTACTCCGCTGTAGGACAGTCCACTATCTACAAACCACATGTCATTGTTATCCGTACCCCAATCTATCGGCTTCATTCTTTCAACATACTGTACCGTAGAGCTATTTATACTTCTCTCCACTATCAGCCATACTTCATCTTCGCCGTCACCAGGTATTGTAGCTACTGATTTTACGTCACCGTCGAACTCGTGCCGATGCCAGCCTACTACTTCTTGAGAGTCTTCAAAGGTCATGCCGACCAGAGCACCGTCATCGCGTACACCCCATAGGATAGGATAGGGATTTTGCTGGAGAGCTAACTGAGTCAGACCGTCCCCTGTGATATGCTCGGAGATTACCGTGTCGTCGGGAGCTATCCAGTTGTCCAACTCGAATGAGTAGCGAAGAGAACGGACCTTTTTGGCCTGACGTTGTAAGAACATGACCAGGTTATTCATTGTCACCGGCTGCATATCTGCTGAGCCGTATGTAGATTGTCGCTTGGTCTGGACATTTGTAGCGGTCAAGCCTTCGTCAGCAGCGGATGAGGCAAGTGTCCACTCACTTCCTGACGTACCAATGAGAAGTTTTGACTGTGGACTTAGCCATTGGATACTGTCTACCTTGTCGGAAGCGAGGGTGAAACTGAGAGCAGCGTCATCTGCATCGCCTAAGAGGAAATTGGTCCAATCGTCTGTTGCTGAGATCCAGATGGTTTGAGGACTTCCGGTAGTTCCTGCAAAGGCTTGACGTTCTTCGTAGAAAGCAAGAGCAGCCGGATAACCTTCGTCATCACTCCACGCACCTTCAGCCCACTCGTCAGTAGCGGTTGTACCGCCGAGAGTGGATATGACCGTAGCCGTTGCCGATGTAGTAGAGGCTACCGCTGTTATCTCTACTATGCCGTCGAGGTCGAATGACTCAGCTATAAAGGTGACAGCGGCAGTACCATTACCAGAATCATCAGCATATTTGACACGATATAAAGCATCATCGATTGTTTCAGTATCAGAGTAGTTTGCGTTGACAGCTCCTGCATCGTTAATACCTCCGCCGGTTGTCATAACATCTTTCCACGTTGAGTTAGAGTCATAACTTCTTTCAAGAGCTATTGTACCTGCCCAATTACCAGCTGTTAAAAAATGAAAACTTCTGTCTTTCTGGACTGTGACCTCACTTGTAACATCATCTACATCGGTAAAAGTCACATCTTTTGTTACTGTCCTTGCAACCGTGTGAGTAATTTTCCACAGTGAGCCTACGTGATTAGAATTGAATAACGGTGCTGAAGCGGTTAGAGTTATTCCCGTACCAGTAGTTGCCGAGGGAGTGATTGTTGTGTCAGTAATGTTCTCAACAAGAAACGGACCTTCTTCTAATGTAACATCTTCAATGTCCCACGATGTATGAGCATTACGGGTTAGTTTTTGTGGCGGATGGTCAGGATGAGCAAGGTACATCTCGTCAGCAGACTGGATGTATTTTACTTCAAAGAGCTCACTTGCTGTGAAAGGAGAGACAATTTCATAGGCTGCGGTTGTGTATAGAGAGGCTACTTCAACCGCTGTAAGAGTATCTTTAAAGATTGCTACGTCATCGAGTTTGTCAGCCCAATAGAGTTCATACGCTCCAGCAGAGGAGTATTGTGCACCTATCCGGGGCAGAGCAGCTGTTTCTTCCATCTTGATGTATGTTGACAGGTTAGTTGCTGTACCTGCTACGGCAGCACCATCAACATATAGAGTTATGTAATTAGCCGCTGTAGCACCTGTCCATGCAGTGACATCACCTGTGTAGACAGAAGTAACAAATCTCCATCCAGAACTTAGTGCCACGTTTGACTT